TACTCAGAGAATCCTGAAGAGAATAGCGGTTACTTTGTAGTTCTTAAGTATGAGGCTTCTGAAGGCGCAACTGTTACTATCCAGACAATCGGTGGCTACCATGATGAGCTGGTTCAGACTCTTGATCAGGATATGCAGTCAGTTACTAGATTCAAGGACAACAAGCAGAAGCTTAAGGTTATTACCACTCTTAATGGAGAGTCAATCACTAAGATCCTTAGCTTCTCAGGTCTTAGAACTGTTCAGGCTTAATCTGAATAAAGATTAACCAAAAAAATCAAAATAAATAGGAGAGGAGGAATTGGCAATGCGTTACTGTGACAAAGTTGGCTATCGTAGAACATACGAGGTTAAAGATGAAAACGGTGATGGAACTGGAGTATGGAAAGAAGAAATAACTGTACGCACATATAAGGGAGACGTGGTTAAGAATACTTCCAGAAATAGTAATGGCGAAAGTATTAATGATAATAGTTTGTTATCGAATAGCATTAGTATTATTGGTAATCCGTATGCATTGACCAATTTCACCTCGATTATTTGGATTGAGCATTTGGGAGTTAAGTGGAAGGTATCGTCGGTTGATGTTACTAACTATCCTAGAATGGTATTCAGTTTAGGAGGTGTTTGGAATGAGACCGAGACTTGAATTGCATAAGTTGTTAAAGACTTATTGTGATAATGTATACTACCAACAACCCGAATCAACTAAGCTCAAATACCCTTGTATTATATACTCAAGGGAAAAACTATCTACTCAGAAAGCGGACAATTCAAAATACTTAGTTCACTGCGCGTATAGCATGAGGTATATAACAAAAGAACCTGATGATCCGACAGTTGTTGAGTTATTGATGTTACCGTTTTGTGAGCACTCAAGGCATTATGTTGCAGACAATCTGCATCATGATTCCTTCACAATTTACTACTAACATAAGGAGGAAAAATCCATGAGACTTACATGGGACGAGACTGAGAAGCGTCTGTATGAGACTGGTGTCGATCACGTTGCGCTTTTCCTTATGAATCCTAGTGATTCTGATCATCCTTATAGCAAGCCTGTTGCTTGGAATGGTATAACCGGTATTACCGAATCTCCTGATGGTGCTGATGCAAACGACATTTATGCCGATAACATCAAATACCTTTCTCTTATCTCTAAGGAGAATTGGAAGGGCACTATCAAGGCTTACCAGAGTCCTAAGCAGTTTAAGGTTTGTGAAGGTGAGATAGAGTTTAATTCTGGAAGCACTTCTGCCGATGTACATGACATTTACTTCGGACAGCAGTCAAGACGGAGATTTGCTCTTGCTTGGAGAACTATCGTTGGTAATGCTTCTGAAGGCGATGGATATGGATATAAGCTTCATATCGCATATGGTCTTTCAGCAGCTCCTTCAGAGAGAGATCATGCTACAGAGAATGACTCACCTGAAGCAACAGAGTTCTCTTGGGAGATTAACTCTATTCCTGAAGTAGCAACACATGAAATCGCAACTGGTATTGTACCGGAGCCTGTTTCACATGTTGTTATTGACTCTAAGAAACCCGATGGAACTGATAATGATGTTTATACTGCAATTGAAGCTAAAGTATTCGATGCTGATGAATACCTTATGGGTATTGATGATCTGATCGATGAGATCAAGAAAGCAGCTTAATCGGCACAAAATAAGAAAGGAGAAAATAAACCATGAGTATGCTTACTTGGGATGGCACTGGTGATCGTTTATACGAGACTGGTGTCGATCGTGGTGTTTATTATGCCATGAATGATAGTGGCAAGTATGGTGACGCAGTAGCTTGGAATGGTCTTACTGGCGTTACAGAGTCTCCTGATGGTGCCGATGCTAATGATATCTACGCAGATAACATTAAGTACCTTTCTCTTATCTCTAAGGAGAACTGGAAGGGCACTATCAAGGCTTACACATATCCTGTAGAATTCAATGCTTGTATGGGACAGGTTGATATCCCCGATGCATTTGCATATTTCGGACAGCAGTCCAGAAGCAAGTTTGGATTCTCTTGGAGATCACTTGTAGGTAATGATGTTAAGGGCGATAAGTACAGCTATAAGCTTCACATTGCTTATGGTCTTTCTGCAGCTCCTACTGAAATGGATCATGCTACAGAAAACGATTCACCTGAGGCTCAGGAATTCAGCTGGGAAATCAGTTCTATTCCGCCTACATCAGGACTTAAGATCTATACTAACGGTGATAAGACACCTGCTAATGAGAAACTTCTCGCTGCAGTAGCTCACGTTACAATCTACAAGACAGTTGGAACAAATAGCAATGCCGCTCTTGTTACAGCTATAGAGAACAAGCTCTATGGTACTGATGACAGTGCACCTGGTGAGGGTGATGGTACTACTGGAACACTTCCTTCACTTGAGAGTCTTATCAACTTCTTAAGAACTTGGAATGGTTCTACCGGAACATGGCTTTCTGAGACCTGATCTTAAGGAAAAGACAACTAAATAAGTAACTATAGGGGAGTATCGGATTTCTGGTATTCCCCTATTATTTTTTTAAATCAAAATGGGCGCAGAAAGGACTTCTCGCTACGTTCAAAGTACAATTTACTGACGTAAATAGAGCCTTTCAAATAAATTTTCAAGACTAAAAGGAGAAAAAACATGCTTAAAAGGATCGTAAAATTCACAAACTTAAAGGGAGAAAAGAAATCAGAGGAGCTTTACTTCTATCTTTCACCCAAGAATCTGAAGAAGATGGACGCTAAGTATCAGAATGTTGGTGGTATTAAGGGTCTCTTCGAGAAGATGATAACTAAGAACGATAACAGGTTAATCCTGGAGACTATAGAAGATATTATTCTTACTTCTTATGGTATTGTATCTGAAGATGGTAACAGATTCATCCAGAATCAGACTGTAAGAGAAGAATTTGAGACTTCTTGTGCCTATGAGCAGCTCTTTGATGAGCTTACATCTACAGCAGAAGCATTTGGAGATTTCCTTAAGAAGATTCTTCCTAATGATGTTCAGGCTGAGATTGCTAAGGCCGAGAAGGAAGGCAATGTAGAAATGCCTGAAATAGTTGCCGAGATCCTTAAGGATCAGGAAGAGAATAATGCCGCTGAGAATAAAGTAACATCAATCGCTCCTGTAGAGGGATAAATTGATTGCTTCCTTTAACAATAAAAAGCTTTAAGCTGTTTGACGAGAGAACTGAATCCTTTATCCAAATAGATCATGATACTTATTTGGAAATGGAGAATTCTCTTGAAGCTATCGCAAAGTGGGAAGAGAAGTTCTGTAAACCTTGGTTCGAAAAGGAAAATAAGAATCCTTATGTAAAAGAACAGAAACCTACAAAATCAGAAGAAGAAATGCGATACTTTATGAAATGTATGATTACTAATATTCCATTTAATGAAATAGATGATAGAATATTTTATGGTCTTACTCAAAGTAATGCTGAAGCAATAGGCGCATATTTACAAGATCCGCATGGCGCTGATCCGAAGGTTCCTCCAGTTAAAGAGGATAAGAAAAAGAGAGCATCGCCTTTGTTTACTGCAGATCGCATATATGCAATTTTGGCAGAACAGCAAATACCTTGGGCAATTGCAGAAAAGTGGAATATTAATAGGGTTCTTCGAATTATAGAGATTATTAACTATGATAATACTCCAGATGATAAGAAGAAGAAACCTGCAACATACAAAGAAACAGCTGAAAAGTATAAGAACCTTAACGAGCAGCGGCTAAAACAGCTCGGCAAAACGAAAGGATAATATTATGGTAAAGTTCGTCAGTAGAGGCAAGTGGAATAAAACAGAGAACTGGTTAAAGCGAATTATGACATCTGGAGATAACCGTATTCGTACTATATTACATAAATACGGTAAACAGGGAGTAGAAGCTCTAAGAAATAACACCCCTGTCTCTACTGGCGTTACTGCTGAATCATGGTATTATGATATCGAGAAGGATAAGGATGGAACGTATAAATTGATTTGGGGAAATCAAAACATGGCCGAAGAATGGTTTAACGTAGCTTTATACATTCAATTAGGACATGCAACAGCTGATGGTCATTGGATTGAAGGTATAGATTACATCAATCCTGCATTAGCGCCAATCTTCGATAGAATAGCAACGGAAGCTTGGCAAGAAGTAAGTCATAATTAATAGTATTATCGTGAAGGGAGGAAAACTCGCATGGTCGATATAGATGAAAGAGTCGTGCAAATGAAATTCGATGCTACGGACTTCGATCAAAATACGAAGAAGACGATGAGCACCTTAGACAAGTTGCGTGACAAACTTTCTTTCAAGGATGTTGTCGATAATGATGCAATGAATAGTATTGCTGATAATGTGCAGAAAGTTGCAGATAAGGCATATACAATAGTAGACAGAACGATCGATAAGATCAAAGATAATATTGCAAATAAATTAGTTAATTTCCTTCAGGAGAATACTATTGGTCAAATTTCTGCTGGTTGGAATAAATATGCAGATTTAACAACAGCCGTAGCAACTCTGAAAGCTCAGGGCTATGCTATGGAAGAAATTAATGATCAGCTTTCAAGATTAAATTACTTTACCGACGAAACTTCATATAACTTCACTTCAATGGTTAGTGAAATCGGTAAGTTTACAGCATCTGGTCAGAAGCTGGAAGATGCAACAACGGCAATGATGGGTATTGCTGACTGGGCTGCTCTTTCAGGTAAAAATGCAAATGAAGCTTCAAGAGCAATGTTTCAGTTATCACAGGCTCTTGGTGCTGGAAAGATAAGAAAAGAAGACTGGAAATCAATCCAGAATCTTAACATGGATACGAGAGAGTTCAGACAGAATGCTATAGAAGCTGCATTAGCAATAGGAACTCTTAAAGATAATCTTAATGGAACATATACTACATTAATCGGAAAGAAAGCTAATAAACTTAGTTTTAATATAAATCAGTTTACAGATAACTTAACTGAAGGCGAATGGTTTACTACTGATGTAATGATGCAAGTATTTAGTAAGTATTCAGAAGCTGTTGATGATATTCGTGCTATATATGATAGTGGTGAATATCAAGGCAAAGCAATACATACTACAGCAGAAGCAGTTAAAGCCGTTCAGAAAAGTAATGAAGATCTGATTGCAAAATTTAATAAGAAAGAATTAAATGGTAAAAGCGTTTCTTCCATTCTTGAAAGATGGAAACAAGTTCAAAAGGTAACTGATA